AAAATAGCATATTCTTATGATGGATTAAATTGGACAAATTCAACCAATGGTAATTCAATTTTTACAACAAGTGCTAGAGACATTGTATGGAATGGTTCTATATGGGTTGCTTGTGGTAATGGTACAAATATCTTAGGTTATTCATACGATGGTGATACATGGTCAGGTTCAACAAATGGTAACACAATCTTTAGTGGTGATACTGGAGACATCGCATATGCTGTAACTTGGAATGGTTCAATATTCTTATGTGGTAATAATGTAGGTACAACCAATACAAATAATAAAAATACGATAGGATATTCATATGATGGTATAACTTGGTCAGGAGCAACTAATGATTTAAGTATAATAAGTAGAGCTGTATTTGGATAGGGTATAAACCAACATTCAATCCACCAGCAACTACACCTACACCAACACCTACTTCAAGTCCATCGGTTACCCCAACACCATCTTTAACACCAACACCAAGTCCATCACCAGTCGCATTCGCAGGATTTGAATTTACTGTTGATACAACAAAGAGTGGTAGTGCATCTGATACATTTGTTTTACCATGTGAAGGTTCAGGTTACAGTGCAACTGTAGATTGGGGTGATGGAAACTCAGAAGCGGTTACAGGAACACCTAGTAATGTAACTCACGTTTATTCATCAAGTGGTGTTTATACAATTAAAATTACAGGAACATTCCCACGTATCTACTTTAATAATGGTGGAGACAGGTCAAAAATTACCGATATTGCACAATGGGGTAATATTGAATGGACCAACATGGAAGGTTCATTCTATGGTTGTAATAACTTAGATATTACCGCAACAGACTATCCAATTTTAACTGGTGTTACTGACATGAGAAACATGTTCAGAGAATGTACTTCGTTGGTATATAACAGTTCAATTAGTGCATGGGATATGAGTAATGCAGTATACATTAACTCAATGTTCCGAGATATGAACTTTAACCAAGAACTTGGTTCATGGGATGTGTCAAGTGTTCAAAATATGGAATTCATGTTCCATGGTAACACAACCTTTAACAATGCCGGTTCAACAAGTATCGCCAATTGGGATACTTCAAATGTCACTGGCAGTGGTATGGGTTACCTATTCAAAGGAGCATCAGCATTCAACCAACCATTAAGTGGATGGACAATTAACGTAACTAGTTTGGATAGTGTTTTCTATCAAGCAAGTTTATTTAACCAACCACTCGATATGTGGGATGTTAGTAATGTAACCGCATTCAATGTATTATTCTATCAATCAGCATTTAATCAACCGTTGAGTTCATGGGATATGTCATCAGCGCAAAGTTTAATATTCATGTTTGGTAACTGTCCATTTAACCAAGATATTGGTTCATGGAATGTTAGTGGCGTAACTACAATGCAGAAAATGTTTGAATTTAACGGAGCATTCAACAACGGTGGTTCAGCAAGTATTAGTGGATGGACAACATCAAATGTAACAAACATGAACGGTATGTTCTTGTTTGCTGATGATTTCAACCAACCAATTGGAAGTTGGGATGTTGGTAATGTAACTGATTTTGGATTTACATTTGCTTTTGCATCCGCATTTGACCAAAATATTGGAGCATGGGATACGTCATCCACAACGAATATGGTTCAAATGTTTAATAACGCAATCGCGTTCAATAACGGTGGTTCATCAACTATATCAGGTTGGACAACTTCGAGTGTTACAGTAATGTCTGAAATGTTTATCAACGCGAACGCATTCGACCAACCTATCGGTTCATGGAATGTTAGTGGTGTAACTCAATTCTACCAAATGTTCCAAGGCGCTGATATCTTCAACCAAAATTTAAGTAGTTGGAATGTAAGTAATGGTATAAATTTCTTCAATATGTTTGAAAACGCCGCATTATTTAACCAAGACTTAGGTGCATGGACTTTAAGAACAGCAGGCGTTAACATGGGCACAATGTTAAATGGTAGCGGTCTAAGTTGTGAAAACTACTCAAGAACATTAATTGGTTGGGCTAATGGTGTTGATGCAAATTCTGATTTACCAGCAAATGTTACATTGGGAGCATCAACATTACAATACAATAGTACAAACTATGGTGGTTCACCATATAGTGATGGTGCAGCCGCAAGAGCATACTTAGTAGGTTCACCTGTAAATTGGACTATAACAGATAATGGAACTTGTTAATTTAAAAAAATATGACTAATTTACAATATACAGAAAAGAAATGGGTATTATGTCACAATGGAAATGATGTGTGTCATTATGTTGAATTAGATGCTGGTATAGATTTAACATCAGGTCAACCACATGTTGAAGTATTTGATTCATATGAGTCATGTGTTGAACGTATTGTAATACTTGGATTTGATGTAAACAAAGTAATACCAAAGACACAATCAATCGAGGATATTAAGTTGATGGCCATGGCTGAATTGGAAAATTATATAAAATCTAAAAACGTATAATTTAAAATGATACCAATAACTCAAGCCGAACTCAATACAGTAATTGCAACCTGTAGTCGTAACAAACAACTAACAGGTAATGTGTATTATTTGTGGACAATGACCCACAAATTAACCAAACAGAATTGGAAGTTTATTCCATACCTGTTACCTGCTACAGGTGCGGTTGGGTATGAACCAAGTTATGACCAATTCCAAATTGATGTTGATTCAGGAAGTGCCGAGGTATTCATTGCAACAGGAACCACAACACCAGTAAATTTACATCTTATTCCGGGTCAATATTATGTGAAAATCTATGAACAAGCGTCTTCAACAAATTTGAACCCAATAACAGCATTCGATGTGGTATATGAAGGAATGGCCAATGTAATTGGAACCAATCCTGTATATAATGATATTGTTAGTTACACTGGCAATTCATCGAGTCAAATATTTAAAGTATATCAAGGATGATTAACATTGAAAAATTAAAATTTGGTACAAACACCCTAACAAGTTTTCAAGAGGTGTGCAACCGCAACGAGGTCTTTATAAGGTGGGGCGCCGATAATATGTTCGTAAATGAACTGTATCTATTAAATGATATGAGTCCTATTCAGAACGCTTGCATAAGAAGTAAGGTTGACAATAGTGTTGGAATGGGTTACATGAATGATTATAAAATTAACAGCAAGGAATATCTTAATGATGTTGCAAGAAAAATGTTCTACGAGTTTATTACAACTGGTAATTTATTTTTGGAAGTAGTTTGGAAACAAGATAGGTCTCAAGGTCTTGCTGGTTTCCACGTTATTCCATCACGTTATATGAGATTGGGTAAACCAAAAGAAATGGGTGAACCTGTAACCAAATATATGTATTGTAGAGATTGGGCTAATTGGAGAAAAGCGGGTATTGTCGAATTCTGTGAATTTGACCCCAAAGAATATACAAGTAGACAGATTGTCCACATCAAACAATATCAAAGTGGTTACGATTATTATGGAGCACCTGATTGGTTAAGTGTTATAAATGATGTTAGATTGAACCATGCAATTACTGTATTTAATTTATCTAACATTCAGAATGGTCTATCACCATCTCTATGGGTACACTTTAACATGAATGCACCTGATAGTACAAATGAACAGAATCAAATCTTACGTTCAATAGAGGATAGATATATGGGTCCTGAGAATGCTGGTCGTGTAATTGTGAGTTACGGTGAATCAGAACAAAAACCTGACATCACTCAAATCCAATCAACAGTTGAGAGTGGTTATTTTAGTAACATATTTGATTTGGTTCAAAAACAAATCATGAGTGGTCATAAGATTATTGATGGTAGTTTAATTGGTTTACCAAACCCTGGTGGGTTTACATCATCTGCTGACCAACTGGAAACAGCATACAAGTTATTTATGAATACATCAGTTAAACCAATTCAAAACTTCATGAATAGAGAATTACAACCTCTACTTGAACTTGTTTATCCTGACCAAGAAATAAGCTTAGTTATAGAACAAAACCAAATTTTAGGATAATGAACAACGTATTATTAATATCAGAAGAATTATTAAAGACCTATAGTTACATTAACGAGAACGTTCAATCGGATGAGTTAAGATACGCAATTATGGTTAGTCAGAATATAGAAATCCAAGAGTCCTTGGGTACAAATTTATATCAACACGTTTTGAATTTGGTTGACAACAACACAATCGGAAATGCTGGTAATGCGAATTACAAAAACTTATTGGACAAATATATTCAACCAGCATTAATTGGTTATTCTTTGTTCAGAGCTGTGGATAATTTCATGGCCAAACTAATGTCAGTTGGAATTGTTCAGAATCGTTCTGAACAAGGTAGTAATATTGATTTTAAATTATTCTTGCACATTAAGAACCAAGCAAAAAATGATGCTGAGTTCCAAGATAATTTATTAAGAAGACATTTAATATTTAAATCAGGATTATATCCTGAATACAACAACGGAGATTTAAACGATGGACAATTACCCCCAATCCCTCAATCTCCCTTTAAATCACCAATAACATTACCTGGTACAAATTACTATTGGAAAAACGGTAAAATGTTTGGATGTAAATCACCATTATGTGCTGATAGTCCATTTCCACAATGGTACGGGTCACCAAATAATTCAGGAAATATACATTAATGAGTCAATTACCAATATCAGAAATAGTAACCGGTATATTAGCTGGTTTAATTGGATGGTTTTCAAGTGGTAGATTTACCAAACAAAGTATTGAGGTAGCAAATGCCCAAGCCGTTCTTTCTATGTGGCAAGAAACGGCTACTTCTCAAAAATTGGAAATCCAACAAATGAAGGAGGAGATGAGAGAAATGATAAAACGTATTGATGAATTGGAGAACCATGTTCTCAGATTGGAAACAGAGAACAAAGAATTGAAGAAGAAACTTGAATCAGCTTAACCAAACATAAATACATATATATAAATCATCCCACTGTAATAGGTGGGATTTTTTTATGCCCTAAATCTAAGATTCACCAAATTGGATATGTAAGATTGACTTACATCGTATTCATCAGCAAGTACCTGTTGTTTCTCACCTCTTTTATATCTTTCTCTAATTGCATCAATGATATCTTGCGGTATATCCCCTCTGTAATTTCTATTGGGTTCATTCACCATTCTTGACCATTCAAGATTATCCACATGGTTATTAAATCGATTACCATCCTTATGTCTTACATAACTAAGATTGTCAGGATTGGGTAAGTATAACTCCGCTACAATTCTATGTACATAGAAGAATCTCATTTTTTTATTTAAGTACAACATCAACTGAGCATATCCATTCACATGTTGGACCATTTTCTCATTACCATTCTTTGCATATACCTTACCTTCTTTTGTTATAAAATAACCACTATTTCGAAAATTTTTCATATATCAAATTTATATATAAATATTGATATTACCAAACCAATTGCAATAAAAAACCGGCCGACAAAATGGAAAACATGGGATTGTTAAAAGTCGACCGGTTTAAAAAAAAAACAATACTTTTCAAGCGAGTATTTTAATAATTATATTGATTTATTTTGACGATGCAAAAACCATCCCCCCACCATGAATGGCGAATTCAAATTGGATAACTTAGAGTGGAGAAATGGAACGGTCTTAAAGACATCGGACCGTTTTTATGTAATCACAGAACTATTACATTACAAATATATAAATAAAATTTGAAATTACCAAATCTTATTTTTAAACTTGTCGTGATTTTTTTGCAGTACTTCCAAGGTTGGAATGGTGTCAAATAACTTGCTAAATCTTTCACCAGTTAACTTATCTTGAAGATAGTGTAGGATTATGTATACTTTTCCATTTGGTGTCACCACAGGACAAATACGACTCGTTATTGAATAACTTCCATGAACAAGATTGATGGTATCACAAACGCAAGGAAGTTCTTGAATTTCTTCGAGTTGAGATTTTACTTTATCTCGTTCTTCAGGCCAACGATTACCGTTTCTAATCATGTTGATTAATGGTCGTGATACACCATACATTTTTGCAATTTCAGAATCAGATAAATTCTGATTGAACAGTATTTTAATTTCTTTAACCTGTTCTACTTTAAGTTTGAATGCTCCTAACATATTGTTTTAATTTAGATTGTGTTTATTTTTGAATTGTTGGTGTATTGTTGTTGCACCTGTAAAGGTATAACCCAAAGATACCAGTAGTTCTTGTACGTTCTTA